AACATAAAATTCTAAACTGATGGGAAGATCAAGTAAAGAGTTCATTAAACAAAGAGAGGGAGAGTTGAACTCACTCCCCACAATTCAAGCTCCATTTTCTTGGGGACTTTATTTCGAACAATTAGGAAACCAATACAATAAAAATGAAAAACAGGATATGTAACATGTATGTTGACTTCATCTGTGATGAATGCGGCATAAGTAGAGATGAATTTTTCTCAAACTCACGAAAGAACAGAAAAGCAATTGCTAGGTATATGTTTTATTATGTATGCAAACAAAGACCTATGACTATGTTGAACATAGTAGATTATATGTCAGACAACGGCTTCAGTGTCACTCGTCAAAATATAGAATACGGTCTTTCTAAAATAAATGAAGATAAAGATAAAGATTTATGGAGACTCATAAACTCTTGTATTATAACTTTTAAAAACCAATAAATAAATAAATTATGGCAAACACAAAATCAACATTCAGAACATTGGCAGCTCTCAATGTAAAAGACAGAGTAGAAAAAAAGGGAAGATTTGATTATCTATCTTGGGCATACGCCTGGGCTATGATTAAAGATCAATACCCTGATGCAAATAGAAAAGTGTATGAGTCAGAGCATACAGGTCTCAATTATTTTACAGATGGTAGCACTGGTTATGTAAAGGTAGGTGTTACTATTAATGATGTAGAACACGTAGATTACTTACCTATTATGAATCACAGCAATCAATCGTTATCTATTGATAAGATAACATCTTTTGCAGTAAACAAAACCATTCAACGTAGTACAGTAAAAGCTATTGCTATGCATGGATTAGGGTTATCTTTATGGTCAGGAGAAGATTTAGTAGGAATAAGTGAAGAAGCACCTGCTGTAAAGGCAACAAAGAAGCCAACGCTAAAAAAGACATCTGAAAAATGGGATGATGTAGTTAACTACGTAAAGAGCAACAACTCAAAACCTCTTTCAACTATCATCAAAACATTGGAAACACGATACACAATACCTGCAACAATTAAAAAAGAACTAGGAAAATATGTCAAGTAATATTATAGAACAATTAAAAGACGACTCTAAATACTACGGAGACTTTGGGAAGCAATATTTATCTAACTCGGATATATATAACCTACTAAAGAATCCTAGAAAGTTTAGACAGAATGAGAAGGGTCTTCCTTTAATAATGGGAGGTTATTTTCATACTGCAATGCTTGAGCCTGATAAGTTACATACTTACTCTATAATGGATATGTCTACTAGGTCTACTAAGGCTTTTAAGGAATACATATCTGATAACGACTTAGATCCATATGATGTGCTACTTTCTAAAGAAGTAGACACTATTAATACTTGGGTAGATTCAATGAAGTCTAACTTTACAATGTATACAGATATATATGAAGAAGGAAATATCTACGAGCAACCAGGTGTTACTGAGTTGTTTGGAATTACTTGGAAAGGAAAGGCTGATATCATAACAAAAGATAAGGTCATTGATATAAAGACATCAGGTGATATCAATAAGTTTAAATGGAGTGCTAATGATTACAACTACGATAGTCAAGCATACATATACCAACAATTGTTTGGTAAGCCTGTTGAGTTCTATATAGTAGACAAGAAAACTCTTATGCTAAAGATAGCAAAGCCTAGTGAAGAAACATTACTTAGAGGTAGAGATAAGGTTATAAGAGCAGTAGAGATGTTTAATAAATACTTTTCTGAAGATTCAGAAAAAGACCTTACGCAATTTATTGAGTACGAACAATTTTAAAATTGTTCACACTCATAAAAAAAAAGGAGTCAGAGTAGCTTCTCCAACTAAGCTACCAAATAAACACAATTTAATATGTCACAAGACAAAATTTTTGCAGACGGATTTCTTTTCAAGAGAAGAGAGAACGCACCAGACTTTGTAATCGGTAACATCAGCGTTAAAGTTGAAGAAGCGATTTCATTTTTAAAAGCCAATCAGAAGAATGGTTGGGTAAACTTAAATGTTTTAACTGCTAAATCAGGTAATCCATACATTGAGCTTGACCAATTTGTTCCAAAGAAAAAGGAAGGCGTAAATGATATTCCTGTAAAGGCAGAGACTGTAAAGGTCGAAGCTGAAGAACAAGACGACTTACCATTTTAATAGCGATTGAAAAGGATTAGGGATATATATCTATCCCTTTTCTTTTCTTTTTTTTATGACATAAATGTTAACTTTTTTCCTTAGATATGAGAAAATAAAAAAATAAATAATAAATAAACTATATAGTAGTATATAGAAGTCAAACTTAGCATATGGGTAATGTAACAATTTTTAGAAACATAAAAGACACTTCTACTCCTTTCTATAGAGACATAGAGTCTATTTTAATTAGAATAAAAGATGGAAGTTCAAAGAGTTTAATAAAACAAATAAGGTCTGAGAAAGATAAATCGGTAAGGCAGGAATTAAAAAAGAACCTACCTGCGATATGTTTTTCAGGGACATTTAATAAAAGATCAGACAACAGTATAAAAGAACATAGTGGTTTTATATGTTTAGACTTTGATGGATATAAAACCAAGAAGGATATGATGTCAGAAAAAGAAAGACTATCTAAGGATAGGCATGTATTTTCTGTGTTTATATCTCCAAGTGGCAATGGCTTGAAGGCTATCGTTAAGATACCTAAAGACCCAGACAATCACAAGAACTATTTCTTGTCATTAGAAAAGCATTTTAATTCTAAATACTTTGACAAGACTAGTAAGAACATATCAAGAGTTTGTTATGAATCATATGACCCATTGATATACGTTAATATTAATTCTCATCTTTGGGATAAGATAGAAGACCCTGAGTATAAGGTTATTGATAAGTATTCATCTAAACCCACCATACCAGTTACTGATGAAAACAAAATAGTAGATATTTTAATGAAGTGGTGGACCAGGAAGTATGGCATAGTTGATGGAGAGAGAAACAATAATGTGTACATATTAGCCGCGGCCTTTAATGATTATGGCATAAGTAAGTCTTTAGCAGAGTATATAATGTGTCAGTTTGAGAGCAGAGACTTTAGTGTTAATGAAATAAAGACAACAATAAACTCAGCCTATTCTCAAACACAAAACTTTGGTTCTAAGTATTATGAAGACGAAGACAGGGTTAATCAGATTAGGGCAAAACTAAAACGTGGAGTATCAAAAAAGGAGATACGTCTTCAATTAGCTGAATCCGGTATTGAAGACGCTGTAGCTGAATCTACTATTAGAGCAGTAGAGGAAGAGGAGTCGGATAAAAGATTTTGGGTAAAGAATGATAAGGGAGTTATAAAAATTATACACTACTTATTTAGGGCTTTCTTGGAGGATAATGGGTTTTATAAGTATATGCCAGATGGTAGTAAGCATTTTATATTTGTAAAAGTAACAAGCTATATAATAGACCATACTAATGAAGAAGAGATTAAGGATTATGTATTAGGATATCTAGAAACGTTAGATGACCTTTCTATATATAATTACTTTGCAGATAAAACAAGATTCTTTAGAGAAGACTTCCTTTCATTATTAGGCACTGTAAATGTTTACTTTATTGAAGATGATAAAGACACCGCTTACTTGTACTACAATAACTGTGCTGTAAAGGTTACTAAGAAAGAAAAAATCACTATACCATATGTGGACTTAGGCGGTTATGTTTGGAAGGACCAAGTTATAGATAGAGACTTTCATATATGTGAATCGTTTGAATGCGACTACAAGGTTTTTATATCTAACGTATCTGGAGCAGATAAACAGACCATAAAGTGTTTAAGAAGCACAATTGGATTTGTATTACATGCTTATAAAAACTTGTCGTATTGTCCCGCAATTATACTTGGAGATGAAAACTTATCACAGGATCCTGAAGGAGGCACAGGTAAAGGTTTATTTATGACAGCCCTATCTCATATGAAGAAGCTAGTAACAATAGATGGTAAGTCTTTTAATTTTGAAAAGAGCTTTGCATATCAGCTTGTGTCAGCAGACACTCAAGTGCTATGCTTTGATGATGTCAAGAAACACTTTGACTTTGAAAGATTATTTAGTGTGGTTACCGAGGGGCTTACATTAGAGAAGAAGAACAAGGACGCTATTAAGATACCATTTACAAAGTCACCCAAGGTAGCTATAACAACAAACTATCCTATAAAAGGTAAGGGTAATTCTTTCGAAAGAAGAAAGTGGGAGATATACTTCAGCAACTTTTACACAAAAGAATTTACTCCACTAGTTGAGTTTGGTAAGTTAATGTTTGGTGAATGGAATGAGGATGAGTGGTGTGCGTTTGACAACTATATGATTGAGAATCTAATGTTCTATTTAAAAAACGGATTAATTAAAGGTAACTTTAAGAATGTTGACATTAATAAGTTAGCAATCAACACTAATTATGACTTTGCCTTATGGTGTGGGATTATTGGAGATAGAAAGAATAAAATGCTTAGACTGAATGAAAAAATCTATACTAATGATTTGTATTATGATTTCATATCTGAGTTTACAGATTATGGTCCAAACAGAAAAACAACCATATCGAATATTCAATTTAATAGATGGTTAATTGAGTACGGTCAATACATTACAGGTATAAGACCTAAAGACAATGACAGAGATATGAATGGAAAGTTCGTGGTATTTAAAACGAAGAATGATATTAAAATAGAAAAAGAAGATGACAGAGGATTGCCTTTCTAATTTCCGTTGGTGTATTGAAAACGATTTCCAGGTTTATGTCAAGCCTATAAATTATAGTGGAAACTTTAAAGTGGCTATTAGAAAAGGAGGCATAACGACAAGCGGAAAAGATAGTTTTTATTGTAAAATAAAACAGACAACTATATATAGCTCAGAAACTTTAGGAAGCAAGCTATATAAGAATCAAAAACTAGCAATGAAAATATTGCCTAGTGTATATAAATATTTAAGAGAAACTTATGGATAACAATATAAGGGAGGGATTTAATTTAATATTAAATGTTAAAATTGGTTTTATAACGGGCATATTGCTCACTCTCCCTTTTTTGTTATAAAACGTGATGATATGAAAAGAAGAATAATAATAACAATAGACAATGATTCTATTACAGATTTGGACGCATTAGAAAGAGTTTCTGAGGTTGTTAAATTTGGTAAGGTGTCTAAATATAGAGATGTTGAGCAGTATTGCTTTATGACAACCTTTAAAGATGGAACAAAGACCTATACAAGGGATAAGAAGAATATAAACACAGACTCTTTTGTAGTTTGGTAATGTTTTACAACGCATTGTGTATGATTAGTATCGTGGAATAATAACTAAAGATAATAAAAATGGAAAAACTAAACGACCTAATTTTTATATTAGAAGAACAGTTAAGGTTTATAAAAATGACTGTTACAGAAAGAGAATATTTAGAGAACACTATTAATAAGCTAAAAACAGCTATTAATTATACACCTTGTTGTAAAAGCGATAGCGATCAGTTAAAGGTTTTAGGCGAACACATAGCTGAACAATTTGACCATAAGGCAGAAGATGTTATTGAACAATTAGAATGGAAATTTAAAAACCTTTAATTGTTTACAACGTTGAGTATATAATTTCGGTGGCGATTGAATGCAGAACTTTTCGCTAACTTACAAACTTAAATAAATATGCACAGTGGCTCAAAAAGACACGTTAACGCCACTGAATTATATACAATGTTAGCGTGCGTTATTATTATGCCTTGTTACGATTCAAGAAACAACGAACCTAGAACTATCTACAAAGACCGAGATAATCCAGAAGATAAAAGAAAAATAGCAGAATTAATTGACCAAAATAGAAAATTAGAAGCTGGTCTTTGTGCTGTTATAACTGAACTTGAAAAAAGAAAAATAGCCGATGAAATAATTTCACAAGCAAGCAAAAGTGGTTTGGTTAATTTAATGGACTTTTGGCTTCATCACAGCAAAGAAGATGAAACAAGGCTTTCTCGTGAACTACATAGGTTTAGCGAACATGAACAAGAGGTCTTAAAACGATTGCTTAATGCACGCTAACGTTTTGTGTATGGTAAGGTTTTGTCGCAAATATAGTATAAATATGCGACAAAGTTTAATAACAAAACTTTACTATACACGTTGTTATGTGTAGTGCGAATTATTAATAGATAAAACTAAACTAAGATGAAAAATTATAATAGTGTAACAGAGGCATTACTTGATTACTACAATGGTAAATTAAGTAAAGATGATTTTAATAGATTATACCCTAAATGTAGGTTTAGGTAGCATTACACATAACGTTAAATGTATGAGGTCGTTTTAATGCCTTATACATAATGTTGTACATCTTTTAAAATGCGTGTGCAGTACACAAGATGAGTAAATATATGTCTAACACTCGTCTTCAACGGACGGGAGTTCTTGTTCGATTCAAGTATAAATCCTGAGGAGGTAGCTTAATGGCAATTACTGAAAGTTTTTACGGTGCAACTCCGTAGCATTTTAATTGTTTACAACGGAAATAATATGAGTAGTGGCAATACGAGTAGCCAAAGAGTAGCTAAGGCTTTGGAATTAAATGCGAAAGAAGATAAGCAGCCTGAGCCATTACTTATATTTATTGTTGTATGTCTTTTTTAATTGCATACAATGTCCGTGTATGTTGCGTTTTAATGCAATTATACACAATGTTAAAATTAAAATTAAATTAAATGATTGAATTTAGAAACTACCAAAAAAGAATAATAACTAATGGAGTCAAATGTTTATTTGATTACGGTTTTGTATACTTATCTATGGAAGTAAGAACCGGGAAGACACTTACTTCATTAGGTATTTTAAATGAAATTATGAGTGTGAACAAGGTGTTGTTTATCACAAAGAAGAAGGCAATAAGCAGTATTGAATCTGATTATAAACTACTGAGTCCAGACTATGAAATATTAGTTATAAATTATGAATCATTACATAAGATTGATATAAAAGGTTGGGATGCAATTGTGTGTGATGAAGCACATGGCATGGGAGCATTTCCTAAGCCAAGCAAAAGAGCCAAGCAGGTTAAAGAGATTATGATTAAGAACAACCCTTATGTTGTATTGTTGTCAGGAACTCCCACTCCTGAATCCTTTAGTCAAATGTATCATCAAGTATATTCTATTCCCAACAACCCTTTTAGAAGTTACATAAACTTTTACAAGTTCGCTAAAGACTATGTTGTTCCAAAGACAAAACGCATCGGATCATTTATGGTTAATGATTATTCTGGGGGTAAGCAATCTATATTAGATAAGATGAATAAGCATATGATTTCATATACTCAAAAAGAGGCAGGATTTGAATCATCTATTAAAGAGAATATACTTAGAGTAGATGCTCCTAAATCTATTTACAGCCTCTGTAACAAACTAACAAAGTATTTAGTTGTTGAGGGAAAGGAAGATGTTATATTGGCTGACACAAGCGTTAAATTGATGCAGAAATTACATCAAATGTATAGTGGTACTGTTAAATTTGAAAGCGGGAACTCAATGGTCCTTGATACATTCAAAGCTCAATACATATATGATAACTTTTGTTCTAATAAAATAGGTATCTTTTATAAGTTTAAAGAAGAGCTTAATGCAATAAAACAAGTTTATGGTGAACATGTGTGTACTGATTTAGAAACATTCAACGCCACAGATAAATCTATTGCATTACAGATTGTTAGTGGGCGAGAAGGTATAAGTTTAAGAGAAGCTAAGTATCTAGTGTATTACAATATAGATTTTAGTGCCACAAGCTATTGGCAGAGTCGTGACCGAATGACCACTAAAGATAGACCAGAGAATGAAATATTTTGGATATTCACATCTAAAGGTATTGAAGATAAAATATACAAGGCAGTAAGTAAAAAGAAAGACTACACCTTGAAACACTTTAAAAGAGATTTATTAACTTTAAATTAAATAAAAATGGTAGAAGCAATTGGCTGGCTAACTATAGCCTTAGTAGTAATGATTATTGGAAAAGCAATAGGCAAAAAGATATGGCCTGAAGATTGGGAATAATGACAGAACAACAGATACAAAAGAAAAGGATTGATCAGCTAGAAGCTGAGGGATATTACGTTATCAAACTCATTAAAACCAATAAGAATGGTATACCTGATTTGATAGCTATACCTCCTAATTGTGATGTGTTGTTTTCGGAAGTAAAAAAGCCAGGGGGCAGGGTGTCTGCCCTACAAGAATATAGATTAAAAGAATTAAAAAAACATGGATGTAAAACAGAAGTATACAAAGGTGGATGAATTTGAATTAGATGAGTATTTTCTCAAACAAATATATGAGTTTGAGCCAAAGGTTAGAAGAATGATAACTAGTGAGATTGACAAGCTTTATGGCTTACCAAGCACTAATAAACAAATCGTAAAAATATCAGGTGTAGTTCATGATGAAAATGCAAAGCCTACATTCTTTAAAATAGAATATTTTAGAGCAAAGACATCTGCATCTATATTAGTAGATGTTTATGAAATTGAATTAGACGAATATTTAGATACAATTTCTAATAATGAGATTTATATAAAATGATAACAGAGCCAATACAATTACTAAAAGAAAGACTAAAGGAAATAAAAAAAGTAAAAGACTCAGCTAAAAGAAATAGGCTAGACTCAATAGAATTGGATAAGTTAAACAAGATATATGAAAGATATTATGTTTCTGTTGAGGCGCTTAGTAGATTTTCTAATGAAAGATTTATAGATAAAGGTGTTTTTTATAAAGGTTATGCGGATTTTTTTCGCGATCAAGAAAGAGAAATAAAAGCCTTGAAAGCGAAGCTCAGTAAAATGAATAGAGAGAGGTCAAAAGATACATAAAATTTTTGTAGCTTTATAACCCACAATGCCTACTAATAATAAGATAATTCTACCAATACCATTCATTAATGTTACAATGAAAAACATTAATAATCTTACTGACGATATATATGAATGCTTGGCGGACGGAGATTATGAAGAATTAAGTATTAAAATTAAAGAAATTAATTATATACTTCGAGATCTTAAAAAAATATCTGAAAACGAATTAAAATGAAATCAACTATTGTTAATCAAATTTTAAAAGAAAAACTAAAGCCAAGACCTGATTTTAAATTAATAAGAAAACTTCAACAGTTGCTTGATAATTCTAATCACCAAACCTTGATGGATTAAAAGATTTCTTTTTCTTAGAGCCAAAACTAGAGGAAGGTTTAGTAAAGGTGCTGCTTTTCTTTTTTGGCTTAGATTTTTTAGGTGCATCCACTTTTATAGGTTCAGGATTTCTGCTTTTCTTTGCTAACTTTAAAGCCCTTTCTGACATATAATTCATCTCAGACGTACCAATACCCAATTGATTTAATATATAAATCATAGCAACTGTACCCATTCTTTCTCTAGCGTCTTCGCTTATTTCTGCAGTAGACTTGTTGCCCATATACTCATTTTTCGCTACTCCTGTTCTAGCTAACTGAACCATCTCGTATGCTTTCATTGCTTTTCCACTAGAAATACCTAAAACACCTAATTGCTCTAAGAAAGTTTTTTGATCTTTTGCAAAAAATTTAAATACATCTCCTTCATCTTCTCCATCTTGAAACATTCCCATAACATCATTTACAAAGCCAAGAGAAACATCGTTCAACACAGGTAAAGGAACTATTATATCTGCAATAGCGCCTCCAACTCTACCAGTTACCTGATATCCTTTTCTTTTCTTTTCTTCTTCTTCATCTTCTATTCCTCCCATCAAAGAAGCTATGGTTGATGCTAAAAAATTACTTATAACATAACCAAGGGCTCCGAAGGTAGCTGTTTCAACTCCAAGACCAGCAATAGACCTTAAAGCTGTTGCCTTCTCTCCCTCTAAAGCAGCTGGATTAAAAAATAAAGTACTAACATCTGCGTAACTTCTATTTTTTTGATTTATCAAAAAGTTAGCAAAAGGAAATAAAGTTTTTCTTACCAATTGACTACTGATATCTTGATTTGTAAATAAATCTCCTTGTAAATCAGGATCAGATGTATTCTGCTGTCTATCTACTTTTCTTTGAGCCGTATTCATAGAGTCTTTGTCAAGAGGCTTAGTCCAATCTATATCTGAATAAGAAACTCCTTTCCTAGCCATGTCTTGTATGTAGTAGGCTAAAAATGATGTTCTAGCTGTCATGACATCTGACTTAACTAAAAAGATATCTAAATACGCTTTATTTAATTTATCTATCTTATCAAATCCTTTACCAACCAAGGTTCTAGCTTGTTTTTCTATGAGAGAATTTAAGCTATCTATATCTCCTTGAGACTGAATACCTCTGTTTGCTATTGGCATACCAGAATCATTAATAATTTTGTTTCCTTTTTCTGTAAGCATAACCTTAGCAGCTTGTGTTGTTGCTATTAAACCTGCGTTTGTAACTGTATTGACGAAAGGAACCATTTGCTTGACTGCTTGTGTTGGTCCACCTAAAGACCTTGCCACACCTGCTGCAGCAATTCTATTAATCTGTCTTAATGCTTTTTGTTCTGATTCAGTAGTTGACCTGTTTCCTCTTTTTAAATCAATATACTTAGCAATTCTCTTTTTAATCATGTTCCTACTGTCTCTATTAGGAAATAACTTATTAAAGCTAGGCGAATCAAAAGCACCTTGAACCTGTCTTATACCTTCTGCTGTATTAATGTCTATTAAGGCGGCTTTTAATTTATTAATATTATTAGTTTCAAAACTAAGGTTCAACACTCTCCCTGGAGGAAGCTTCCCTGTTCTATTGGCTTCAAATAAAACCGATGACTTTTTATCGTATGGGTTTGTTCTTGAGGGAATAGTAAATAGTGGCTTTTCTAAATCAACATCATCACTTGCTTTTTCGCTATAATCAGCATCTATTACCGTATATCCTCTAGGTGTATAGTTAATATCCTGACCAAGTTTTGAATTATAAATAGATGTTTGAGTATCAGAAATAGCATCATAATATTTAGCCCACTCTTCAGTAAAATACTTTACTCCTTCTAAATTTACAGGATCAGCTTTAGATTCAACTTCAGATATATTTGAAGAATTTTTTACAATTTTGTCGTAAGCTTCTTTATAAATTTTACCTAAATCTTTTTCTATTTTTTTATCGCTATTTAATAATGTTTTGTATGATTCTTTTAAAAGAGATTTTGTATTTTCAAATTGTTGTTCTTCTGAAAAATCTGAATCAACCTCAACTCTTCTTAACTCAGCAATTGTTTGTCTTTCAACTGAATTATATGTATCTAAATACTTTCCTTTCTTTGTTTTTTTATCTTTAAATTTATCGGCATATTTTTTGACAAATACTTCAACTTTTTTAGTTCCATCGCTTGCTCCGTTTATTATAGACGTTAAACCCATTTCGTCCATTACCATTCCAGCTTTTTTCTCACCTTTAAACATTAAATTAAATACAAGATTTAATGTTGTTAAATTTTTGTTTCTTCCTCTGCCAAGATAGTTAGATGATTCAACAGCTTTTATACCTCTTTTCACCATGGAATCTATATTTTGAGACCCTTTTGCTTTAGCTATTACAGACCTTGCTCCTGATAAGGTGCCATTTACATTAAAATTAATTAATATGTCTAGCAACTGCATTTTTGTCTTGGTGTTAAGAGAGTCTAAGTCTAGGTTTAGTAGCTTGTTTAAATCTGATTTATTAGAAGCAGTTAAATTATTCTTAGCGTCAGCAAATGCTTGAGACAACGCGTTGTTTATTTCTTTTTTTCTTTTTTCTATTTCAATATTGTCAACTTCTTTTTCTTTTGTCTCGGTATATAGTTTCTGCATTTGCTCCAAAGTCATGTTCGAAGAATCTAAACCAGTTACTTTTTGAAAATACTCTCTAGCTCTATCTAAGTCTCTTTGCTCTTTTAAATCATTTTCTTTAGATGTGTAAGAATCTGCTTCTTGTATATTAAAAGGGCTAGATTGTTTTAATGAAACCTTACCTCCTTTTTTAGATACTTTTGTAGGCTTTAATCCATTAAGAATATTATTGGCGGTAATTAAATAAGCATCAATATCCTGAACCATTTTAGGGTTTATATTCAAGAAAGCTAATGCAGATAATCTTAAGTCGTTATTTGTTTTTTTGTTTATAGCGTTTTTTATTTTGCCTTGAATATTTATTGCGTTTTTTTCTTTAATAATGTGTTCGGCATCATTAAATACTTTTTCCATATAGTTTAAAAACTCATCTACAGATTTTTCTGTATAAAAGTTTGTTCTCTCACTTTTATTAAGAACAGCTTGAAGTTTTTGTGGAGAGATAACTCCTTTTCTCTTATCAGAAAATAACTTTATTACAGCGTTTACTGCTTTACGTTTCTTTTTTAAATCCTGCACAGCTCCTTTAGCAGCTCTAGCTTCTAATTTAATCTGAGTCTTTAATGCAGAGTACTCATCAACTGTAACTTTAGTTCTTTTCTTTCCTAATATCTTGTTTACACTTGGAGACTTTTTCACACTCATACCTTCCTCTGTTGAGGTAGGCTCTGTTACTTGTTCAGTATCTGTCTGCGTAGTCGTGTCGCTAGTTGTATCGGTTTGCGTTTTACCTTCTTCGACTTGCGTGTCGGTAGTGACTTGCTGAGTGTCTCCTTCTCGAACTTGTTGCAGTCCCACTTCGGAGTCTCCCCCCTCTTCTTTGCTTCCTGCATCATCTGGTAACACTTGCTCCTCTGTGCTTGGCTTTTGAATGGCATCTTTTTTATTATTTAATTGGTTAAACACATATTGCTTATAGGTGTATTCGTTAGGATTGTAGCCCTGACTCCTTAAGCTTTCTAGTGCATCCTGTATGGCTTGTAAAATAGTTTTACCAGCTTTATATGATGCTCTAACAATTTTAAGACTATTGTTCGCAGCAAACATAGGTATACCTAATGTTGCATCAAAAGCTCTTCCATTGCTTGAGGTTGCTGATATAGCTTTATCTAAAAAGTCTAATATCTTGTCCTGCTCTTGAGATTTGAATTCATTTATTAATCTTTCGGCTTCAGTTATAGCTCTTCTTTCTTCATTTGATTTTTTAGATTTAAAAACACCTATTGGTTTTTTTCTAGATGATTCATCTTTTACCGGGATTAATTTTCCATCATCTCTCATTTGAGACACAGTAAAAGATCCGTCCTTCTTTTTTGTAACTTGAAATATATTCTCGCCAACCTGAACAACATCTCTGTCACTAGATTTAGACGCAGCCTCCTCAACAACCATTTCTTCAAACGCAGCAACATCTTCTTCAGATTGTTTCTCCATTGCCTCAATTTCAGCTAAAGTCTTTTTGTCGTATTCTTCTTGAGCTTCTTTTTTAGACTTCTTTTTAACTACAGGCTTTACAGTTTCTTTTCCTTCTACTGTAAGTTTTATTTCTTGAGGCTTCTTCTCTCTTCTTAACGCCTCGTCTTTTAGTATTCTTTCAGCTTTTTCACCAACAAGCCTTCTGTCTAATCCACTTTCAACTTCTTTTACTCTAACTACGGCTTTTCCTTTTTTATCTCTACGCCTACCTGTTATTGTATAATCAACACCATCAACAGTAAACACATCTAAAGGCTTGTCTCCTTTAGTAGTTCCAACAGGAGCAACGTCAACACCCTCTGGCGGCATTAAAGTTATATCTACAGAAGCCAATGTATTATCGCCAATTTCATCTTTTCTCCCTAGCTCTATAATCTCATCGTTAGTTTCAAATACGAGTGTGTTTTGGTTTTCCTTATCAACCCTTATCGTACCTTCTTTTCCATTGCTATATCCTTTCTTATCAAGGTTATCTAGTAATGTTCCCTCTTTATCAGCTTTTTCAATATCAGACTCTAAGTCACTTAAATCAAAAACTTCTTCTTCTACAATTTCTTCTTCTCCTATAGGACGTTTATCTGCAACAACTTTTTTAGCTCCAGACCTAGTAATGTCAATTATTGCGTTTTTCAAAAAAGCTATTTTGTCATCTATCTCTTGAACTTTATCAGTAAAAACATCAACATCTAAACCATCTCTTTCAGCTTTTAGTTTGTTTATTTCTGAAATCACAGACATAACACCTAAAGATGTTTCTGCGTTTAATCCTTTAGGTATTTTGTTTATTGTTTCTCTGTAAACTTCAATGTCTGATAATATTCTTTTTACCTGCTCTTCGGTGTAAATTCTTTTAGTGACCTGACTATTTAAAAGTTTAGTTGTTTTATCTACATCTTTAGATAAATTATACAAAGCATTCATTTTATCTATAGCAGCCACCCCTGGTCTAAATCTTTTATTGTAATTTGTTTTTATATTAGAAGACATGTTTCCTGCAAAGGGCATAAAGAATCCTGCAGCTGCAGAAAGTATTGTGGTATTAATAAATTCATCGCCACTAATAGTGTTGGCCATTATTTCCTTCTTAGCAAACTCATTAACATTATCTCCAATAACATATGCTTGACCTACTTGCTGAACATTTTCTTGAACAACTTCTTTTCCACTTTCTAAAAGGTATCTTTTGGCTTTTAATCCTGCTTTTGTCCAATAAGCTTTGGCTCCTTTTGCTCCTGCTTTTTCGTATGCTTCCAATGCTCCTTTTAAAAGTACATTGTTCGCGTTCTTCCCAAATATTTTATCCATAGCATAAGTCTGCGTGGATAGGGGTGCTGTTAAAACACCTAATACAAGCCCTTGTGATCCTGCTATAGACTGAATTTCTTCTGCCTGATCAATAGACATTCCGCCATCTAATGCTTGCTTATAAGATTGTTCTGCTAAGTTTGTTGCAAACAAAGTTCCCTGAGCAACCATAGCAGATGCTGTTGTTGCTTTCATTGGTATTTTAGACATAAAATTAACAACCTTAGCTCCTTTATCAGTTAAAGACAACGCACCGCCTATACCAGCTCCCACATTACCAACTCCTTTTGTGAGGGCTATTTGAAACATCATATCTGTTACAATACCTGTACCTTGTATAACCATTCCTGCTGTGGAAAATGATGTCCCCTTTACTCCTTTGGATAGCACTTCTTTTTGAATATAATTCAATTCACTTGGAGTTAATACATTAGTAACTCTTATTCCTAAGTTTTTATCATATACTTGACCTTTATCATCAACCAAATATGTAGTTCCATCTATATCTTTTTCCTTACCACTTGCGTAAGTGTATCGCATGAAGTCTTCTCTTTCTAGTTCGGTTTCAGCTTGATTCATTCTTACTTCATCAGCAACGCTGTCTAATCCAAATAAATCATATGTACCAGCACTAAAAGTACTCAATCTGTCCTCTAAAGACCTATATCCTTGCTTAAAAGCTTGACCAACCCCTTTAACCTCTCCATTTTTCATGTCTTGATAAAGCTCTTCGTTTGCTACGTCTCTTTCCTTTAACTTGGATGTAATTATTGGAAAGTCTTTTTCTATGAATTCACCTAATTGTTCGTCATCTACACCTGAACTAAATGAAATTTCTACACCATCAAAAGATGGATGCCTTCCTTTGTTTTTTAATTGATAGTTTACAATTTGAGATTCAACGTTTCTCTCTACTTGTTTGTTTATGTAGTTTGTTAGGTATTGTAATTTTAATCTTTCTGCTGCAAGCGAGGGATTATAGTTTCCTGAAAAATCATAAGACCTTCCGTCTTCAGAAATAGTTTCATCCTCTAAAAGCCTTAAATACTCCTCTTTATATCCTTGCTCATTTAAATACCCATCAAAGTCTTTAATTTTAAAGCCCTTTACCTTCTTAAGGTCTTGAACATCATACATTGTCGATACCTCTGTATCTTCAAAACCTGTTGGCACAAAGTCATCTTCAGCTAATTCATACTGCTCTTCTGTAGGAGATCCTTCTCTATTGAATATAGCATCTAACTCTTCTTCTGTAGCGTCAGGGTTAGCATCGATAAGTTTTTTTGTTTCGGCATCAAAAGACTGTGTAGCCTGAATAGCTTCTAGTTTTTTTAATTCATCTTCGGGATTAGAAACAAACTCAACTAAATCAGATTTATTTGTATAAGAATAAGGGTTATTTAAATCACCTTTATCTATTATTGATTGGTATTCTTCAGGGGTTTTTACAGATAATTCTTGTATTTTTTTAATAGCATTTTTATTTCCTTTAAGAGCTGACTCAATAAGTTTTTCGTCTATAACTCCATTTTCTAATGCCTTTGATATATTAAAATCAGAAAGTAATTTTTGTTTTAAGACTGAATCAATTTCTTTTTCTTTAACAGGAACAAATTGAGGGCCATCAAAACCTTTACTATAAAACACTTCTTCTTTTGGAGGATTATTTAAAATATTAAATTCATCTTCTAAATAATCATAATCGTCTGTAACAACAGGTTGTTCATCGCTTCCCTGTAAAGAATCCAAAGAGCCAGGACTTGTTTCCGTTTCGATAGTGGATTCCGTAACTTCCTCTACTACACCTGAAGGAGTATCGACTTGATTTTTTTTTTCAACTAAGGATGATTCAAATTCTTGTAAATCTGCAAAAGCACCTGGCTTTATTACAGAAAACAAAGTAGCATTATCAACTTGGTTTGCAAAATCTTGAAACTCTTCAAGAGATGAAAAAGCTCCATCAACAGTTAATCCAAATAAATCTTCAATTTCAAACATACTTATTATTGTGCATTAAATCTTTTAATTGCTTCTTGATAATCTACCTCATCTTCTTTCATAATTTGTGGAACACTTCTTATGACGCTAGTTGACCCTGCATCTTCTTGAGTAACTACTGTTCTTGTTTTTTCTGCTCTTTCAGGAAACAAATCTTTAAAAACATTATTTATTTTTTGTTTTATATCTGAAATTAAAGCAGCTCCGCTTAAATCATCTAAAGTAAGGTTTATAATTTCGCTTTTTCCGCCACCATAATTAATAGTAATTTTTTCATCTTTAGTATCAGGTATTATCGAATAATCAACATCTTCTCCATATTTAGTTTGTGAAGCAGTAAGACCTTTATCTATAGCAATACTCAGGTTATTTATCTCATCGTCTCTTACGTTTTGAGTTCTTGTTTCTATAGCATTTAAAGCTGGTGTAATAATAGTAACAGGGCTATCATTATCATTATTTAATGAAGTTGATATATTAATAGGAACTCTAGCCTCTATTGTTTCTTGAGCCGTAATTTTAGGAATATATTTTCTATTGGCTGTTTCGTTTAATTTTGTAATAAATTCGTTATTTTTAACATAGTTAGCTTTGGCTTTATCATATGAAGGCATATCTTTTGTTTTAAACAATTGATACAATTGTTTTCCATATTCATCAGCAGTTGCATTTATGTATTGATTTTTATCATTTTTTACTTTAGTATATACGGGCTCAGTTCTAGTATTTCCTTCATCATCTGCAACAGTCATAGATACTCCAATTAATTCATCATTATCATTATCATCATATATATCTTCTTGTTTTTGAAATTTATAATCAGAAGACTTTTGGAGTGTGCTTACAGCAGCGCTAATATCTTTTTGTTGTTCTCCACCATATGACTCATTTATTGCCCCAAATATAGTAGTAGCGTCTTCCATTAACTGACCCGCTGATATTTCTGCAGCGCTTCTTGACCTGCCCACAGGTTTTAAATCCCTCCCTGTTATTTTTCTTTCCAATGCTGCATATATAGCTGATTTAAATATTCTTTTAGACGCTATCTTTGCATCCTCTGTTTCTTCAGGTATAAACAACTTGCTCATATTGTCTACTGTAGACATTACATATTTATTGTAAGTCCCAGGCTCGATTCCTCCAGTTGCAGGGTCTAAGTAACTATATTTGACTTTTTCATCTAAATCAATACCTTGGGCTTTTAATCCCTCAACCTCGTTTGGGTTGACAGGTATCTGTTCCATACCTGCAGGCATGTTATCCGCTAAAATACTCAGTCTTTGTTCTACAGTAGTTGTCCCTGATATAGCTGCTGTATCAATAAGCCTTGCTATATTCGGATTATTCCTAACGTCGTCAACAGTTACTTTTTGATATCCTATTTCATCTTGCATTACCTGATAAGCGTTACTTATTGCCGTATCCTCAGCCAATGCCTTGTTTATATTGTCATCCATATAAACTCTAGGTGATTTTTGATTCTTACCTTTTAAAAGAGCTGAGGCCCCAATACCTGACATAGTGGGATCTATAATTGGATTTCCATCATCATCTAAAACCAATTCCCTAGTGTTTGTGGTGGTATTTATTTTTGTTTTATAAAGATTCATATTAAGACTTCCATTCTCACTACTTACAATTTCGTATAAATTAGGATTCCCTAAAGTGGTTTGAAACCTTTGTATAGCAGCTTGATATGCTCCCGCTGTAGGCTTTATAAATTCCTTTGTTTCCTCATCTATGTATCCCTGTGCTTCTTTTATTGCTTGTTGAAAGTTAGCGTCATAATCTTGTAAGTATGAAGAAAGTATGTCGTAACTTGAGCTTGCGTTTTGTCTAAATATAAGGTTGTCTGTAGGAGTCTGCATTCCTTTTTGAACCATTCTTTGATTGTCATACAATCTATCTTGAGTACTTTTTAAAGCTTCTAAAATAGCAGCATCTACAGTTTTATTGCCTGTCATTCGCTCTGTTGCTAGTTTTTTAGCGTCTTGATAGGCTTTGGCTGTATCTGTTTTTAGTTTTATTTCAGCATCATCTATTCCTTTTTTCCAAGATGCAACATCCTGCATCCCTTTGGTTATAGCAGAGAGTGTAGTTGTTGGGTCACTTACACCTGTAAAACCTTTTTCTAATGCAATTCTAGTAGCGTCTAATTTATTGCCCATTTATTTTGTTGTTTTAAAAGGATTAGCATCAAAAATAGTACTAAATGAACTTAATACATTGTTAAAATCATAAACAGACTTATTCTCTTGCTGATTTCTTCTCTGTTTTTCATATTCAGCAATTTGCATTATTTGAGACATATTAACATTCATTCCGTTAAAGGTCATTATATTTTTATTATTTTGTGGCGCTGTTGAAACTCCTGCAATGTTTTCTCCTATCGTTTGAGTATTATTAGTATTAATACTTTCAGGCGAAGGAACAGACCCTGTCACATTACTTCTGTTAGAAACATCAATTGCTGAAATATCTCCTCTATTAAATTGTCTTACTTCTTTTCCTGTATATTTGGATATTTGAGACCTAGCTTCATCTATACTAATACCCTCTGATTCAGCTAAGCTCTCAGCCGCTTTATCTCCAGCCTTACCTTGAATAGACCCTGCCAATGAAACTCCTGTTTTTAGCGCAGCAACACCCGCATCTATAAATGCACCTGTTGACTGTCCTCTCAACTGATCAGCTTGAGCTGATAATGCATCAGCTTTTAATCCTGCTGCTGCTGCTCTATCATCTTGAAGCGCTGCTATTTCTGATGCAGACCTTTCTCCTGCCTCAGCACGAGCCATGTCTATATCTAATTTTTGTTTTGCAAATTTATCAGCAGTATCCGACAAGGTAGCATCTTGAATCTGTTTTACTTTCCCTGCTGCTGCGGCTACTCCTCTTTGGTCTCCTTCTTGAACAGCTTCTAATATTTGAGCACCCATTACATTGCCTCTCTCTAATTGCTTATCATATACATCTGTAGTGGCTCTAACTGCGTCATAAAAATTCTGCTCTAATCTAGCTACAGATTCTTTTTCTAGTTGCTCTTGCTCTAATCTAAGTCTTCCTGCTTCTCTAGCTGCTGTTTTTGCAGCATCACCTGCTAAAGCTCCTTTAGCGACTGACCCACCTATTGATACTGTAGCTGCTGCTATTGTTGTAAATGCTGCCATATTATAATTCTTTAATCATTTCTTTGTTGTACGTTCCAGATTCAATGTAACCATTTTCTTCATAATGCTCAGTTAGTGATTTTGATTTTAAAAGAGCATACGAATATTTACATCCAGATAACTTTAATGAATTTGTTAATACTCCTATTAAAAACACTAAAGCTTTTTTTCTTTTTTCTTTATCCTTATATTCAAAATTAGAAATAACCCAATCACACCAACCTACTTTTGAGTTTGTTACATACATGTACCCTGCACAAACAGGAGTTCCTTTGTCGTATACTATAAATCCTCCTTCTCCATTATTTGGTAAAAAATCTTTTGGTGGAGCTGTCCATCTCCAATCTTTCCACCAATTTACCAATATCGAATCATAATCTTCTGAATTTAATTTCCTTACCTCCATTAAAACAAAGATACAAAAACTAAGGATTACTTTTAAACACATCTGAATCAACAGTAAAAAGCTCAACAGATTCTGTGTTGTTATTTGTTAATTTGAACTGTAGGAAATAACCTAATGTACCATAAGACTCTGCAACGCTGTTTTTTACATATAAAATGTAGCTTGAAGGCACGGCTGTTAAAATCAAAGGATTACTTATTGTTATAGTTTTTCTATCTACACTTATTGATGTTATTTCGCCTATTTCCTCTATAACTCCTGCATTATTATAATACGCGACATCTCCAATACTTAACATTGAATCTATAGAAAAAACAAAGGTTAAAGTAATTGGATTTGGTCCAACGCCTGATGTTGAGTCAAAAGTTCCTATTCCTTGTGCAGACCTAAGCTCTAAATTATCAGAGCCTTCTATTCTTCTTATGTATGCAAAATAAGCTCCTTCTTTTAAAACAAAATAAGAAGCAGGCATAAATCCAGTTCCTAAATCAGAAAGAACATCACAGTCCCAAGCATCATCACTTTCAAGTTCAATGGTTTTAAATACTTTAGTTGTTGTTGGCTCTTGATTAAAAACGCCTGTTATTGTTGAAGGATAATCTAAACCATAGTAATTATTTCTTCTTTCATTAGTGTTGTGCCTATAAAGGTTTCCGTTTTTAAACGTATAAAGATATTGATTCATTCCTAATATAAAATCAGGCTCATAACTATAGAAAGAAGGCCATCCATTGACAGATTCACTAAAAGTCAAAGTGTAAGATTTTAAATTAGAGCCTTCACTTTCATCAAATATTGGCTGATAACACCCTTCAACAGGTGCGTATATTTTAGTTCCAATAATTAATGGCTGGTAATAATCATACGGAGAAAAATCTTCAGGCTCGTCAAAAGCATAAAATACAGAACCATCTAAGTTTAAAACAATATTTTGATAAGAATCTATTCCGTTATACGAAGTAAAACTTCCCTGTATGTAAATTTTATTATTCCATATAATTGTAGATAAATAAGTAGAACCATTAAATCCTAGTCCAAAATTAGCAGAAGTATCTATAGAGCCATCTTCATTAATTTTAACAATATATCCAACAGAGACATCGTTATATCTAGTAAGATTCCCTGTTACGTAAAAAGAAGTTTCGTTTGCGTATCTAAAAAAATAATTAGGATAGCATACCTGACCATTATTTATACATAAGTATGGAAATATTCCTGTTCCTCCATCAAAAGAAGGGTCTAATGCTCCTGTAGAGGTTAATTTTGTTATTCCAGGGGAAGTTGCTACCCCATTAAATGTATTCCAATACCCTAAACAAAACATTGAGTTGTCAGGGTTTATTAAAACATCAGTTCCTGTGTTACTACCACCTGAAAAACCTGAACCAATCGCAAAACTAGGGTCTATTGTTCCATCAGACAACAATCTAGCAATACGACTAGATGGTGTGCCATTAAAATTATTAAACAATCCTGTAATAACTATTGACCCATTAGAGTCTACTTTAGACCCTTGAGTGTAATTATTAAATCCTGTTCCAATATTTTGAGAAAAAGCCAAGTCTATAGAACCATCAGCGTTTAATCTTGTTATTCTGTTTTGAGTAACTCCATCAAATGAAGTAAAAAATCCTGTACATATTATTTTTCCATCATCTTGTATCGTAATGCTTTCTCCTACATATAAAATTTGATTAAACCCAGTCCCAGTATCAAAAGCAGTATCAACGCTTAAATCTTCATTTAATTTTATTAATCCAGAATATGGATAATCAGTTTCTCCATTTGTGAACGTATTAAAATTACCATAATAATATGTGGTATTAGCTTTAAAAACAATATCTACCATGTAAAAATTTACTGGTAACCATCCGTAACATAAATTATCTTCAGCCATATTTTAAAGATTTACACAAGGGCCCCCTGGCACATTATCGCATTCAAGTATATCAACAACTTCATTGTTAAATAGCTCCATTATTCTAAAAACCCCATTAGGAGTTGATACTCCACTAGTGTCTGCATACGCATAGTATCCATCAACAAAAGTAAACGCACCTGCTATAACATCTCCAATAGTAAGAGTAAAGTAATCATTACCACTAACAACATATTGTTGGCTTGTACAAACATAACTTGGTGATGTTGCGCAAAAATCAGTACAAACGCTTCTTCCTTGAGACATAAAAAATCCTCCTGACGGACATGTAGGACAAGCTGTTAAAGCTCCCAGTACACCTAAGTTTTGCTGCCTGTATTGAGTGGAATTTTTTAATTTATACCATCCATCTGGGGCTAAGTTTAGAAGACCTGAGTCAGCATACATTAATGTAGTAGCTGGGTTTGTAAAAGAATCACCTGTAGCAAAATGAGCAGTATATAGTGTGCTAGATGTACAACATAGGTTTTGTGCCGAAACCCCATTAAGTCTTAACTCTTGTGAGTTTCCTGAACAAGAAGGGCATGTTGTTGATCCCGCAATTAAAGCTCCGCCAGATTGTTCTCTATATATTCCATTTTGCTGATAAAATCCATCAGCCGCAGGAGTCGTTAGAGCTGCGTCATCAAAAACAGCTGTTGCTAATAAAAAATCTGCGTTATCTAAATACTTATTTACTGTTGTTGCCATTTATATTTTTTTAAGGTTGAGACCCACAATCACAACAAGCAGATACTTCTGATGATGCGTCATAACAAAACTCACTTATGATTCCCGGTTCGCTTACGCAATCACAGCAAGCAGATTGAAAGCTTGTTGCATCATAACAAAAAGTCTCAATTGCACTATCTCTTAAATCCCATACCAAATATAAGAATTTTTCGTCACTAGGATTTTGATAAATAAATTGAGCATAATACGATCCGCTTGTAGGAAAGCTTTGTATTGGTGTTATATTATTTAATAATGGAATTAATGTACTTATATCAGATTCTTGATAATTAACATCAGATATTAAGTATAATAATTTATCGGAAAGCGGATTAAAAACTGTTAATGTTTTTATCTGCATCGTAACAATTGAGCCCTCCGCGGGTATTGTTCCAAAAGATTCTGGGCCTGTTTGGTCTTGAAACAATGAAACCCCATCTGATTCCATTACTATAAAGTTATTGTTATAAGGACTTATGTTTGATGATAATTCCCACTTATATCTTATTTTTGCTGTTTCACCCACATCTGTAGGGCTATTTAAAAATATTTGTCTTACAGTTAATTCTGTTGTTTCAGGACAATTAAACTTCATCGTATAGCTAGTATTTTCTTGAGGAACTATAACGATTTGAGCTAATATTGGGTTTGATTGAGGCTTGTTAAACGTCAACACGCCTGTTCCTGAAATAAAAGCATTTACTATAAGATTTTGATTGTAAAAAATAGAAACTGCCAAACTGCCTGAAGATATATTGTAATCTATATTTACATCACCAATAGTAGTTCCTAAGTTTAAATTAAATGAAAAAGTATTTAAAGTATTTAGCTGCTCTAAGACATATCCGCATTCTCTTTCCAAAGCAGGAACAGGAACTAAATTTGCATTTGAACTTAACACATATTCATTCATATATGGATCAAACCCACCAAGTTTTTCTGTAAAAAATGATTTTAAAAATAAATCTCTAAACCAACTACGCATACCTACTTGAGATATAACAGAAAGCTTGTCTGATTTTGCAGAGCCTCCTTTTAAGTTTATAACAGAACTTCTTTTTGCGTCTGTAAAATAAACATCAAATCCATAAACAGCAAAGCTTTCAGGGTTATTGCTTATTCCGTATTCTTCTATTCTAGCTAATTGAGTTCCTAAAACTTCAGGAATAGATGTTATGGCGCCGCCTGCAGCCGCATCAGATAATAAATTTTTACCAACCAATACATATGATATTTTATCTTCCTGCAAAGTAAGAATATCAGTTTGTCTTGCATGCATTTTTCTTAATGGGCCAAACTCTCTTTCAAGAGTTTTAAAATTTGCTAAAGCTAAATTAAATTGATTTAATTTATTTAACCTGCTTTCTTGATTAAATACTCCGCTATAAGTTATGTCTGAAAATCTGTGAACTTCCTTGTATTCTTCTTCAGATACAGAAGTAACTTTGCTGCCTAAAAACAAGACGGGTGTTGTTAATGCATCTAAAATTCTGTCAGATTCTACTCCATTACCAAAAGTATAGCAGTTAAAAAAACTTAAATCAACAATTGCAGGTTGACTTAATGTCTGAGGTTGGTCAGAGTCTGCACTACCTGATAAATGAAATCCATTTACAATATCAAAAGTTTGTTCGTTTTCATAATAAAGCTCATCATTTGCCTGTATTGGTTCAGTTTCAAAAATACTTAAAGTAGTGGTTCTATTAACAACAATTTGAACCGTTTCATAAGAACCTCTTTTATCTGGAGAAGAACAGCTAGGAGTACCTGTTTGTATAATTAACCAAAGATTTCCATCTGCTTCTTCTTGAAAACTAATAGTCGTTGTCCCTGGATTAACATAATTTGTAAAATAAGGCTGTATCCCATTAATTTGGTCTATAGTATTTATTGTATCATCACTACCAGTTGATATTCCATTTGTAAAATCTATATTTTGACCAGCAACAAACGCAGCTAAATCTGAATAATCTTGACCTGCTGTAAATGTCTTGTTGTAGTCATACCTTCTGCTTCCACATCTAGACCCTCTTTTGTTTCTATTAGTATTAAATCTAAATTCAATTATACTGCCTGACGGAATATCAAAAGGAATATAGGATCCAGGATTTGCGTCATCTTCAAATGCACAAGAAACCCTTGCATAGCTATAACTAGAACCTGTATTAGGTGATTGAGTAATATAACTAAAACCTCCTTGACTTGTTTTGTCTATAAATGAATTATCTGGGGCATTTGCAGCAAAATTAGATGGCTTAAGCTGCATATAAGTTCCAGCAGGCTGACCACAAGTCCCTGATATAACCTGTCCATCTGCGTCTTTTGTACATAAAAAATCTTCTGTTTGACTCTGAAAGTCTAAAACTTTAGTTTCTGTGCATCTAAGAACAGGACCATTGCTATCTGATTTTACAAATAAATTAGAATTATCTTTAACTTTATCCCTATTATCTCCTTCAAGTTTATACCATACATTGCCAGTTTCTTCTTCTCTAAAAAATATATTAGAATAAATTGTTCTGTATCCTGTCTTGGACTCTTTGATAACAAATTTATATTTTGTAGCCCAATAAGGAGGATAATTATTTAATTGTACTCTTATATTATTTTTTGTTATTGAGTTTTCACATGGAATGTAAACAGTATTTTCTGTATCTACTAATGCAGTTGTGCTTCTTCCATAGTCATCCATGTACACTATTGCAATTTCATAGTCTCTATTACTATGAAGACTTTCTTTTGATGAGTCTAATGAGTATAATCCAGTCACCTCAATTGCTTGTAAATATTCGTAAGCATAATTCCCTGGAGCTGCTATTTCTTCAAACCTAAGCCCTGGAACAATAATTCCTACAACATCACTTCCTGCTGAACTTTGTATAACAAATCCTTCATTTATACCTGCAACACCAAATCCATCATAAGACCAATTATTTTTGGCTACGATTCCACAGTTAAAAACATCAGTAACAGAAGTTCCATCAGAGCAATTCGGAATAGGTTGAAACGAAGATACTGCATCCACAAATTCTGGACTAGTAACTAAATCATGAATATTAGAATAGTTTTCTTGTAAATTAAATAAAAATGTAAAATTAAATTGATTTTCAGGCTGAGTGCCGTCATCATATAAAGGGTCACCACTATATTGAGAACTAACATAATTAAAATCAATTCCTATTTGAGATCCCTGTATTAAATTTAATCCTGCAAAATTTATTTGAACCAATGAATTTTGAACTGACACAATATTATCTATGGTATAATTAAAAGAGTTTCTAACACCCTCAAGCTCATCATTTACTAAAGACTCTGTTATTAAAGATAAATCATAGTTTAAATATATTTGTTTGCCATTTTCATTTACAACATCATAGCCATCAACATAATTACCAAGCATCAATCTATTTCCCATTATAGTTAAAGCTTGAGCTAATCTAGGCACATTATCATAAAGTCTTAATAATTGTTCTTCAGGAAGAGCTGTGTATATTTTTTTATTTGTAAACTGAATAGATTGAGTTGTATTGTCAAGCCAACCTTGGTCAATTTTATTATATCTTTCAATTACATTTACTGATTGGCTTGTTGAGAATTTAAATAAAACATCAACATCTTTTACATTTCTTCCTCCAACATCAAAAGAAATATTAACACTATTAAAGATGTTTTTCATTCCATCATTATTGTATGTGTCATAATTTATCTGAAATGGGCCCGGAGTAAACGATACTCTTGTAAATGGTGATATAGCAGAATACTCTCCATCTTCATATTGCCACCTATATGCAAAACTTAAAAACAAGTCATCCATATAATTTTCTTCTCCTGCAATTTGAATTTGATTTAATACAGGAGCACTTAAGGGAGGCGCCACTATTAAACCTATATCTTGTTCTGTTATTTGGTCTATTCCAGAAACGGGCTCTAAGTAATTTCTATTTATATTTATTTTTCTAGGAGGATTTAAATTGTCTGTAAAAAACAATAAATCTCCAATTAAATCTATTCCATTAATTAAAAAATCCTTACTAAAATTTAATACAGAAGTAGATATAACGTGGTAAAATAAAATAGAATTTTGAATATTAAATGAAATAATCATATCAACTTTCCCTGTTGGAGACAATATGTTATTTTGGTCATGAACAAACCAATAGATAGTTTCATTGGCTCCATCTTCATATGCGCCAATACACCTTGCATTGGATGTTAGGGGAAGATTTAAATATTTAATTTCAACTAAAAGACTATTTCCTTTAGAGTTTTCTACTGCTCCTATTTCAGTTCCTTCAGTAGAACCTAACCTAACATTTAAAGCGTCTATGTATTCTCCTTGAGGAACTAAGCGTTCATCAACGGATTTATTCATTCGACCTTTTATAAAGTTCTTTTGAATTTTAGCCATATTATTTTATCCACTTGTTTTGACCTCTTAGGTTCATTAATAATCTCCCTGGATGGATATTGCTTAATCTTATTTTTGCGTTTCTTAAAAGAGCTGATTTTTCTTTTTTAGTTCTATTTATAATGTACTCTTGAACACCGAATTTGCTTGAAAGTATTACATATTTTATGTAAGCATAAATAAACTCTTCAAATAATTTATTTACACTTATATCCGCATTTACACCACTCTCCATTCCATCTGAAACATATTCTAAAACAATTAACTCTCCCGCCATATCTGAACTAAAATTAATTACTCCTGATTTTTTGTTTATTTTAAAAGTAGGGTTTTGATTTGCTGTCTCAGTATTTAAACCATATCTTCCGCCGATAGGATATTCAAAATACCATATTCCATTATAAAAATAACCTTCTTGTCCGTCATAAGGACTTTCAGCATTTAAATATATAGTTTTATTGCTTCCTGTAATTCTATCAATATCCACCGTTGAAAACTCAGGTTTTAAAACATTACCATCTTGATCAAATAATATTTTATAATTATTATCTTGAAGATATGCGTCACTCCAATTTGTTTGAATATTTTCAGTTAAAGGTAATAATATTCCATTTTTATACATTGAAATTCTAACCCAATTAACATAATCACTTGGCAAAATAAATCTTAAAGTATCATCAACTGCTAATTCTAAAATTTTAATTTCTTTTAAAGAATCATAATTTAATTCTTGTATTGCTCGTTTTGCATGAAATAAAATATTATATCTTTCTACGTTATTTATTAATTTATCATTTCCAACATACATTAACTCAAAGTTATTTACTATGTCTTTTAATGTAATATATTGATATGAACCCCAATTAGCATTTTCAGGATTATTTCCATCATTTTCATAATATTGATACTGTGTTAAATATGCCATATCTTATCCTTGTTGTGTGTTTTCTATGCTTTCTTCTGCTTGACCAAATTGAACTAATGGTATTTCTCTTATTGACATACCTGCATATTGAAGTATTTTGTTTACTAAATTAACTTGATCAGATAATGGTAATTCAAAATCTTGATAATCGGCTGCTGATCGGTCAAAAACAGGTTCTCCTTGGTTTAATGAAATATAAGTCCAATTAGGGTCTTTTGGATATCTTATGTATTGTGTTTTTATGGTTTTAGTAGATGAGGGGTATATAGTAACTGTATTTCCTTCAAGCGTATACGCAGGAAACATTTCAGACGGAGCTGTTAATTGAGAAGCATTTAATGAGAGTATTTTGCTTTGACTAACTCTTTCTATTTCTGTACTGTCTGTAGTAAAATAAATTTTATTAACTAAATAATAGTCATTTGGTAAATCAAATTGATTTAAAATAGGAGTATAACTGCTTGTTAAAGAAAAGCTATCTACAACTTCTACGAGTCCCTTTACAATATCAGCATATCCGCTTCCTGAAACTCTAGCATTTTGCTTTACAATCCAATTGTTATATTCATAAAAATAATCTTCAAATATGTCTAATTGAGCTTGTTTTGCATATAAATTAAAGTCACTAGGGGTTATATACCCATAGTTGTTTTTGTTTGCAATTGAAAGAACAGTTGCTCTTACTGTATTTATAATAGATGCCATTGATAATCCTTTTCACAAATATACAAAAAAAAAGAGGCTTGAATAATCAAAGCCCCTTTTTGGAAATAGTTAGTAGTTTGCTATTAATCTAACTTTGAATCTAATATCCTTAAAACCTCCAATCCTTCGTCACTTTGAAGAAACGAAGCTAATATAAATAATGGGTCTTCTCCATAAGGAACTGTCAATAATTTATTTTTATTACCAGCTATATTGTAGTAAACATCTTTTTTGTTTTTAAGAATCAAAAGATTTTGACTAAAAAATTTAGCGCATTTGTTTTGAAGACGCAATAAAGGATCATTTAAAGCCTCCATAAAATCATTAGGATATTGTTTTGCAAATAATCTAACATCTCTTTTTAATTCAGAAGAAGTTAAATTATCTACTCTTAAACCTATTACAACTCTTGCAACAGTTTCTAGCATTTCAATATCTAATTCTTTTGCTGACATTTGAGCATCTAGAGCTAAATCTAAATAATCTACATCAGAACTAGCATCCTTTTCTTTGTCAACTTCTACAAACATATGACCTAAACCTGGATGGTGTGCTAAGAATTTTTGTAGTATTTGATTTTCTTTTGGAACAAATAATAGTCCATCTTCAAACACAATTGGTTCTAAGATTACATTTTTATCTTGCTCATCCTCAAATATACTTTTTTGATTTTTAGAATATCTTAAAGCTCTATTTACTCCTGTTTCTTCATCAAACCATAAAAGAGATTTTCTTTTAGTGTTTCTAGATGGTATAGAGTAACTTAATGGAGCTTGATTTTTAGTTAATTTGTAAGCTTTGTTTACAAA